CAGGGATGTTACGTCCCTGGCTATCAAGAAGTATCTTCAGGCCCTTGATTGTCCTCGTGCCTTAACAGCGCTTATCCTCTTCCGCGAGGGAGAGCATGAGCAGCTGGCTAAGTTGGAGTTCAATCCAACCCACTATAATTCTTTAGTGGATTGTCGGGATGCTTACATGGCCACGAAATTCCTATCTAAGTTTAAGGGGTTATCCTCTGGCTTAGATTTGGATCAAGTGGCTTATAAGAAGTTCGAAGAGTTTGAACTTCTTTGTAAGCATACAAATTCTCGATTTAGGAACCTATCTAACGACCCCCAATTCAGGGGAAGCGTCGTCTGGCTGCATTCCGCAGTCATTCGTAAAATAGATAAGATCTTAGGCGAGTTTAATTCTGAAGAGTTCTTCTCGATGCCTGACTGGGGTCCTGGTGCCTCAACGCTGATAAAGCGACGAGAAGCCAGTTCAGTCAAGAAGTTCCGGTCTGAAACCGGAATAACGCGAGATCTGTACAACCTTATCCCGCTTGAACTCATGGAGGAGTTGTACCCTCCGTGGTCCAAGCAACTACGAGAGATGGGTTACCCAACCTATCAAGTAGGGAATAAGGTAGTCACTGTACCTAAGGATGCGATGACCAATCGTGTTATCGCCATCGAACCTGGAATCAATCTTTGGTTCCAGAAATCCGTTGGCGAGATGATTGGAAAACGCCTTCTGAGGTATGGGGTTGACTTGCGCTATCAAAGCCGAAATCAGCAGTTAGCCTTAAAGGGTAGTAAAACAAACCTTTTGGCAACGGTTGATCTAAGCTCAGCTAGTGATTCCATTGCGAGTTCCGTCGTTGAGGAATTACTTCCTCCGCGATGGTTCCACGTGATGGATGCATGTCGATCTCATTACGGCTCCCGAAGCGCTCAAATGAAAAAGTGGGAGAAGTTTTCCAGTATGGGAAACGGCTTCACCTTTCAACTTGAGTCCCTAATATTCTATGCAGTCGCTGCATGCTGCGCAGAATATCAGAACATCAGCTCTGCTGATGTAAGTGCTTATGGCGATGATGTTATATTGCCCTCTGCATGCTTCGGACTGTTCTCCGAGATGTTGGAATTCTACGGCTTTCGTATAAACGTTAAGAAGAGTCATTATGACTCGCCTTTCCGTGAAAGCTGTGGGGCCCATTTCTTCTCGGGAGTTGACATTAAGCCAGTCTATCTTAAAGATAGGCTTTCGTCCGTTCCATCTATATTTAGACTAGCAAACGCTGTTCGCCGCCT